GATCTTACAGACTTCTCTCCGGCTAATCAAGACAAGGCTGCAATCTACCTTGCCAGAGAAAGATACAAGATTGGTACAAAGGGTAGAGATCTAGAGGCTGATCTCCTTGCAGGTAACACTTCTTACCTTCGGTCTGCCCTCCAGAATACATGGAGAGGTATCGTCATTGACAAGGACTTTGAAGGTAGACTCAGTAGAGGTGTTGAAGCTAGGACAAAGACTGTGATCAAGCCTGTTGGTTTCTCTACTATAAGATATTCCAATGTCGGTGCTATTAGAAATAAGCCAGTATCCACCGAACTAGAAAACAAGCTTGATGTTGCTGTTAGCTCTGTCCTTGGTCAGGGATATACAGTCGATATCTTTTCTGGTGGGCAGGAAGGTGAAAGAAGGACAGGATCTATCAGGCATAATGTAGACTCTGAAGGCAGAGGCATGGCTGCTGATGTTAAGATCTTTGATCCTGAGGGTAAGCAAGTTACAGATAGAACCAAGCTTGATACTCTTCGTAAGTTTTGGCTGGATAATAACTATGGTTCAGTCGGATCTTATATGAAGGGTGATGGTATCCACTTTGACATCTGGACACAGGATAAACTCCTGCCCGGTATGTCCCTATCATGGAGTTATTAAATGGCTGTTGAATATAGAGGTGAGAAGTTCTCTGGGTATAACAAGCCCAAGAAAACCCCTAATGCAAGTAAGTCTCATGCTGTCCTTGCCAAAGAAGGTAGCAAGATTAAGCTGATCAGGTTTGGTCAGCAGGGTGTATCTGGTTCCCCTAAGAAGGCAGGAGAGTCTGAGTCCTACCGTAAGAGAAGGGAATCGTTTAAGGCTAGACATGCTAAGAACATTTCTAAAGGTAAGATGTCTGCTGCCTACTGGGCCGATAAGGTGAAATGGTAATGGCAAAGCAGGGTCTGTACGCCAACATCTGGGCCAAGCGTAAGGCTGGTAAGAAGATGAGGAAGAAGGGTGAGAAAGGCGCACCTACTGATAAAGCCTTTAGGGAAGCTGCTAAGACAGCAAGGAAGAAAAAGAAATGATGAAAACATCTAACACTGGTGATTTAAGAAGGAGTTCTATTATGCCGGGTAAAGGTCAGATTTATAAGAAGCCTATGAAGAAGATGAAGAGAGATCCCTACGCTGAAGGTATTGATCCTTCGGCTGGCAGAGGTGTTCCTCTCAGTGCCTATAACGAGACAGTCCCTAAGCCCAAGAGAAAGCCGCAGGTGTCTAACACAGTAGCCAAGGGCAACAAGATGGCTGTTAAGAAGAAGCCTATGAAGAAGAAGATGAAGTGATGGCCAAGGATAAGAAGTGGATCAAGAAGGCTATTAAAAAGCCGGGAGCCTTAAGAGAACAGATGGGTGTTAAAGAGGGTGAGAAGATCCCTAAGAAGGCCCTTGAGAAGGCTGCTAAGAAGCCGGGTAAGCTGGGCCAGAGGGCAAGACTTGCAATGACCCTTGGCAAGATGAAGAAGAAAGGTAAGTAAAATGGCTGCTCCTAGAAAACCAATTAGAAAGAAAATGGGAACTGCAAAGGGTACTCTTCTTGAGAGAATGGGTGAGGCTAAGAACCGCCCGTATAAGGGTACAAGAGGCGGTGTTCCTGCCAGAGTTCAGAAGGTTCGTGGCAACCCTAACCTTGCTAGACCTCAGGAATCCATCCGTATGGGAGGTACTGGAGGTACAGGCAGGTCTGTAGCCACGGTAAAGGCTGGTCTTCCTGCCAGAGTAGAGGCTCCTAGCACAGGTAAAGCTTTGACTGTTGCGAAGGAGACTGCAAAGACAACTGCTAGGGTTGGTCTTAGAGGTCTTCTTGGTGCAGGTAGTGCTGTTGTAGGTATGGTTACAGAGTCAAGACCTGCTGGTAGTGCAGCAGAAAGAGCTTGGGAAAGACGTAATACTGAGCAGAGACGGATGAAGGGTAGAGTTTCTGGTATGGCTTTTAATAAGGCTACCCAGCCGTCACCGAAGGGTGGTGGACCCAGATCCAGACAGGGTTCTCAAGCTCCCTCTATGAGGGCTGGTACGACAGTTGCTGGTAGACCTGAGACTCCGGGTGCTTATATGCCCCAGAGGAAGGCTGCTGGTGTTAACCAGATGGGAATGGCTAAGAAGAATGCTGCTGCTAAGGCAAAGCCGAAGCGTAGAACTAATCTGGAGAGAATGAGAAGAAGACAGGCAGAGAGATTTGCTATCTCTTCTTCTGGTAGATCACTCTAAAACTCATACATGTTCGCCAGAAGCCTTGACTTAGCAAGGTCAAGCAAAACATAAACCTCATCTGGAGTAAGACCAAGGTTCCATGACACTTTAAAGTGATCACCGGACCAGCCTACAAGGATCAGACTTTCATAGTTACCGATCCCTTCCTTCAGTAGATCGTCAGGAGTAACCCCCGGAGTTTCCTCTGGGGGTTTTTCTTTGCTCTTCTGTACCAGCTTCAGTACCTTCTTATCTTCATTATCCATTAGGTAATATCCACAATTTCACAAACACCAGCGGTACAGGCCAAGGACTGAGATGCCTTAGTCGTATCTTCCTTCTCGTACTCAGACAACCTAGACCAGTCAATAGTCTCTGGCATCTGAGCAAGGAGGGCTTCGTACTCTTCAACAGTGCAGTCCTCATACGGTGCTTGCTTATAGATATGATCAGAGTGAGGAAGGAAGCTAAGACCAGAGGCGATGTTGAAGTTCTCGTACAACCAAGAGCCTACCGATACCCACTCATCAGGCTTGACTGAGACAGTAATCGAAGGCTTATGCTCACACCAGAACTCAGCATAGATCTTCCACAGGTCAAGGTGTTCCTCTGCATCCAGATCATGGCGAGTAACAGCATCGACAGGAGCTTTTACAGGGAAGCTGAACACCGTAGTATTCTCAGGCTTCATAATATCAGGCTCGTTAGGAATACCCATGTCCTTCATGAACTGGGTAATCGGGTCTTTGTTATCACCACGGACACGGCGGATGTAGTAGTCATTGTGCCGGGGGTGAATACCAGAAGCAGAGTTAACAAGCTGAGACACTGTACCAGAAGGCTTGACACAGGTAATAGCAGCAGAGACAGGAATACCGAGCTTCTCAGCCCAGATCTTGTTTGTATTAATCGCTGCTTCCTTCAGGGCAGTTAGTGCAGCAGGAAGCTGACCAAAAGGATTCCTACCATTAAGGACATCATGATCCATGATACCAGTAAGGCTGACACCAAGGAGGCGCTCTTCTTCTGTGTTCTTAGCCCAGATCTTACGGAGGTAGGGGAAGTGAGTGTACGTTGCTTGGACAGTACCAAGGATCGTAGCAAGTTCTACCTTACGCTTCAGATCTTCAATGCTATCTGTTGCACGAACAACAACCTCAGTCAGGTTACAGAACTGGTACGGACGAAGGATGATCTCAGAGCAAGGGTTCGTACCAAACTCATGATTAGGATCACGCCTACCGTTCTTAGCCGTATGCTTTTGTGCTGCAACGCGAGAGAACATACCACGCTCACCAGTACCAGAGTCAACCAACGAGGCCCATTCATGGAGGAAGGTGCTGGCATCAGGCTTTTCTGTATAGGCAACAGAGTTGTTAGCCAGTGAACGCTGGGGGTTTGTCTCCCAGAACTGGCCTGTCTTGGCATGGCGCATACGGTCATCAGACAGGTTAGACAGAGAGATCATGGCAGAGCGACGAACACCGCCGACTACGACAACCTCACCAATCTTGCACATAATGTCATGGCACTCAAGGGAACTAAGCTTACGACCAGAAGCATTACGGAAGATGGAGACAACAAAGCGGAACAACTGGTCAAGAGGTTCAGGACCAGAAGCACGGCCACCAAAGACCTTCAGCCTAGAACCAGCAGGGCGGATCTTGCTCATATCCCACTTCGGTACTTCACCTGAGTACAACAAAGAGATAAGCTGACGAAGAGCCTTGGCCCAGCCTTCCTTGCTGTCAGAGACAACGATCATCGTCTGAGAATCGAAGAGCTTCTCCGGTACTTCAGGAAGCTTGCTGATGTACTGACGCTCAACACTGAACCCAACACCAGTACCACACATCAGGATAAACATAGCCTCATCGAACGACTTCATGTCATCGACAGGGAGGTAGGAACAGTTATAGGCACAAGTATTATCACGCTCCAGAGCCTTGCCAGCAGTCATCATGGCCCGCATACTGGGCATGATCTCAAGGTTCAGGATAGCCTCACGGATAGCAGTATTAGTCGCTACTGCCTCCTCAGTCTCAGGCATTTTAGGATAGACAACATTCTCCATGAACCTATCAACAGTCTCTTCCCAAGACTCACGGCGGTTATCATCTTCAATCCAACGTGCGTACCGGGAGGTGGCAATAAAAGTCTGGTAGTCAGTTGGAAGATTCTTCATCGTATTCATAGGTGTTCCTTACATTCAGCTTTGTACGTTTATATGTTTTCTCAGACTCTTTTATTCTTTGTCGGTACTGCCCTTCCTCAAGTTCCTTTGCATACGGGCTACGGTTCTTAATCTTCTTCTGAAAATTTTTCTTTCTCCAGCCCATTGTCAATCTCTTTTATCTTGTCTAGCTTGTCCAGAATAATGTCTTCCATTCTATCATAGAACTCTTCTGGGTCTAGGTCAAGGATTTCTACCAGTTCAAGGACAGAGAACCTATCAAGGATAAGCTGCTTAAGATCGAACGACATCGTAACCTCGTCTACTTAAACTCATCTTTGATCCTATCCAGACTGATCCACTCATGGTCATACTGTCCGTTGTTTACTCCACGCTTAATGACAACACCCGGCCACCACATCTTATTTGCCTGACCAGCATACTCATGAGTCCTGTCAATGTAACAGCCAGTTACAAGTCCCATAAGCCGTCTTCCGTCAGGTCCAGTCCTCTCTGCGAAATCTCTAGTGTGAGTGTGACCTTGCGTACAGGATACGAACTGCTTTGTGAGGAGGGTGTACGCCTGATGTTCACCACTTGTAGCTCTACCCATGACCCCCGTTGGGAAATAGTGCGCGTAATATACACCATCCACTTCAGCAGGTTCCAGAAAAGGGTAAGTCTCCCAACCAAACTCTTCATATTGAAGATCCTGTACGGAGATAGTTCCGTCAAGGACTGCATCTTTCTGGATAGCCTTTTCAATACGAGCATAGTCATGGTTTCCTGTTACCATAATGAACCGGGGCATCTTCTTCTTCGCTTCCTTGATAGGCTTGAACATAAGTTCCTGTGCCATGCATGAAGCTTCGATATCTTTCCTGTACCGTCTACCTTCAAAGCCCTTCGTACCCTTATCATATGAACAGAGGCTAGGCATATCTGCCCAGTCACCGATACAGATAACAGTATCAGGCTTCACTGAAGTGATGAGCTTACCAAGGTAACTGAACCTTGACAGATCCTCATCAGGTGCAGCATGCGGATCAGGTATCACCAAATGCGTCTTCATCATCTTCCTCAATAAGACCGACCATAAGCATCAGATCAATTTCAACTTCTTCTAGTGCCTTCTCCCAGTCCCAGTCATCGTAGACTGTACCATCGTCGTGCTTGATCTCAAAGTACAGACGGACAACTGCACGGAGTTCTTCATACATATTTCTGTAGTCGTTCTGGTAGTCTGCTGTCATTACAATCTCCTTAGTGTTACACGACATAAACCTTTGCACCCGATCTTACGGGCTGCTGCTTCGGACAGATCAATAGATCTCCCTTTGATGAAGGGACCACGGTCATTGATCCTGACGATGACGCATTTACTCCTATTACATACCCTAACCCTAGACCCGAAAGGAAGACTCCGGTGAGCAGCAGTATACCCATAACGATTAAAGATCTCTCCACTCGCTGTCCTCTTACCATGAAACCCCGGTCCATACCATGATGCTATTTCAGCTTTAACACTTGTACTAAACACTGTTACCGCAAGCACTATAAGAAGATACTTCATATATGCTCCTGTGAATGGTGCTCCTATCCAGAGTCGAACTGAATTATCCGGGTTACAAATCCGGTGCATCACCGCCAATGCTTTAGGAGCTTTAACTTCTAAACCTTTCTTTACATTAGAGTCCTAGTGTGGTATAATAATCCTATGGCGGTCCCGGTAGGACTTGAACCTACAGATCTTCCGTTTAGAAGACGGATGCTTTATCCAGTTAAGCTACGGAACCTTTAACATAGGAGTTAAACAATGCCTAGTAATAACCCTGAATACCAAAAAGAGTACATCAAGAAGCATTACCAAGCAAATAAAGAGTACTACAAACAAAAAGCAAAAGCAAATAGAAAGATTGCTAGAGAAAAAGCACATGCTTTTACAAGAAGATATAAAAAGATGTGCGGTTGTGTCGATTGTGGCTACTCAGCTAACCCTATTGCTTTGCAATTTGACCATGTGGTAGGTTTAAAAGAAAAGGATATTGCCTCCATGATAGGTAGGGGTTTGTCTATTTCTAAAATCAAAAATGAAATTAGAAAGTGTGTTGTACGTTGTGCTAACTGCCATGCTATTGTCACCTATGAAAGAGCTAAGGGTAGAACTCTTTAGGTATAAACTTGATTGCCCCTATCTGTCCGTTATAAAACTCTCTGTCTCCATGAAGATCACAGGCAGTAAGGACATCAAGCTTGTGTTGTATGTTTGCCTCACCGTATACCAGTCCACCTCTTGTCTTATAAACCTGAAGTATCTCAAACTTAAAGTTATTCTTCTTAAAGTTTTTGATGTCTTGGTTCAGTTCTTTAGAGGAGGAGGTGTAGGTAAGCCAGTCTGACTCCTTTGCTTTCTTCTTCTTACGATACGAATGGAACTGTTTCTTACCAATGTACTTTCTTTGTGTGATCAGATTAGTTATCTGGTAGACAAACCCAAAGTATTCTTCTGGGTTTATCTTTACCCTTGATACCCAATGACCATACTTGTAAGTCACAGTTCAACCTCAGGGACATTCGGTTCTTTCTCGACATGAGTTAGATAGACAGGGCCAGTCGAGTAAATAAATTTCCTTAGTCCAACATCCTTCCAACACTCAAGATTAAAAGGACAATAAGAACAACCAGTAGGAAGCTTAAGGTTTCCGGTCTTACCCATAGGTTCAGGAGAGAAGCAGCGAGGAGGGATATCTTCAGAAGAGACAACTTCTTTAACATGCCTGATCCTGTCTTTAACATCCACCCTGTCTCCATCTTCTAGTGTCATAACAGTGATGTTACCGTTCTGTTTATCGACAGCGACGAAGGCACCGTTGTCAATACCAGTACCGTCGAGGTAGCCAGACAACTGAGGAAGGTAAGCGAAGGGATCATCCTCACGAAGGGTACCATCCTTGAACTTCTTAAAGGAATGGGGATTAGTACTCTTCACATCAATAAGGACATCATCGATAACAGCATCAATATGACCGACAATTCCAGAAACAGCCACTTCACGCTGTCTATCCTTGACACTGTGTCCAGACAGTTCAGCAAGAAAGAGTACAATCTCTTCGATAAGATCTCCGTAAAGGAACTTAAGATAGGTAGGCCCATTGAACTCTCCCTTCGGTACATCAGATCTAGTCTCATACCAGAGCATCCTGTCAGGCTTACCAATGTTAGACATCCTGAGTGTACGCTTTTCTTCCTTTGGCTTCAGCCTATCCTCTACAAGAGCAGAGAGCCTGTTACCGAAAGCAATGCAAGCTTCGTGGATGTCTTCCTTGGTACCCTCTTCAAGGAGAGTATAGATATCCTGAACAAGGGTATTGATAGAAGCCATTAGCGATTGTCTCCATTCCCACGAAGAGTACCGTTCTTAACCCGGATGCCCAGCTTTTCTAGATTGTGTTGGGCAACAGAGGAGAGAGGAAAACCATGATGCTGGCAAAGACAAGAGAGATACCAGAGGACATCTCCCAGTTCAGCAAAGAGCTTCTCCTTAAACA